CCGGCAAGTTGCCCCCACTCAATAGCGGCAACCGTCATTTGCGGCCTCGGATAGCTGAAGCCACGGCCTGCACGCCGGCAGCGCCCGCGCCGGTATAAAAGATATTCTCAAAAACCACGTCTGCGTATTCCTTTAGCTGCGTCGGCAACGCAGCTACATCAGGCAACGCACCGTTAAAAAGACTGTCTGCCATTCCCCAGCCAAACCATGCGGCGGTCGGAACGGCGGCAATAAGCCACGGTATCCAGAATGCCTTATGCTGCATTCCTTCCCGCACCGTGGCTGCGGACTCCCGATCGGACGCAATCTGCCGCTCGATGTCCTTGATTACGCCGTCGGCAACGATGCGGTCTGCATCGTTTGCCGCGGCAAGTTTGGCTTTGTAGGCATTTGTTAAAGCGGCGGCCAGCGGGCCGCCTAACCACTTCAAAATCAGCGCGAACATTATTTTGACCAGCCCCAGCGCCGTGCAAGCGCATAGCAGCCCTCGACGCCAATCATAATCGCCAGGCCGCACGTAGCCGCTATTTCAGGGTCGTTGGCCAGCATGTCGGCAATTTCTTGCGGCAACAGCCCTTTGGCAAGTAGGATGCCGGCGCCATATCGAAGCACAATGCGAATAATCGGCATTAGCGCTGACGTTCCGGATGGATTCGGTTCCGGCTGATAATTCGTATATGTCATTTCACGCCAACCTCCGCAGGCTTTGCCGCACCGAGCGCGCGCAGGATGGCCATAAACGCCCCAAACAGCCCCACCGACGCGCTTGGTGCGGCAGGCGGCACCGTTGGCGCAACCGGCATCACATCGGGCGCTGGTGCGGCTGCCTGCGGCGCGGACGGCGCGACGGTCCAGGCGCCACGGAACGCCTTTTCGAAAATCACGGCATAGGCCGCAATGGTCGACGCCTTGTCCGTCCCGTTAACAATCCGGCGCGCGTTAACGTAATCGGTTTTTGCGCCGATATAGTCCTTCAGCGCCTTGCCCGTAAACCAACCGTCAAGCATGCCGCGCACGATAATTGCGGCCGCATATTTGGCGACCATTGCCAACGAGGGATTGCCGACGAAATCAATGCCGGTCTTGTCCTTGGCCTTCTGATAATTGTATTTGTGCGTCAACTGCACAAAGCCGCGGCCAAGCCACGTCTTGCCGTCCGCATCAAAACGCCAGTAGGGAGTCTTAACCCATTTAAGCTGGCCTTTGGCAAATGCCGAATCCAGAATGGACACGGACTTTGCATCGCTAGACGCAAGCGTTTCGCGCACCGGCTGCATCGTTTTTGCCGTCTCATGAAACGCCGTAGCCATGATATACGCGCCATAGCGCGGGTCGCTAACCTTGCAAGTGTCAAGCTGGTCAAGAATGGACTCGATACCGTCAACCTGTAGCGATGTGAAGCCCTTCGGAAACATCGACGTTCCGCGCAGCTTGTCATAGAATGCACTTCTATTCATGCCGTTATCCTTAAAAGAAAAAGCCCGCGCATGGCGGGCTTTGTGTTGACGGTTATGGCGCCCCAATTGATGAAGGGGTGGGGGTGATGATTACTCCGGCGGTGGCGGCACAAACAGCGTGTCGCTATCCATGACGGAGATCGGCAGAGAGCCGAGCGTCGATACCCAGCGGACGTAATCAGGGTCATTGAGCAGACGCGCTGGCGCGGCCCACTTGCCCACTAGAGTTCCTTGGCCGAGATTGTTGGCGAGGGAGTTGTCAATGCGTCGAGCGCCAACCATTGCATCTTCGTCATCCAAAAGAGTGGCGGAATTCTTTTCGGCTGACGTCATGATGATCCATGCTTGCACCGTCATTTTAAGCTCCTATCGCTGCCATGTATGTGTTAAGTGCGCTGTAAAGGTTAGCTATTTCCGGTCCAGATAATCCTGATCCAATGAAGGCAGCAGCATACTGTCGAGAAGAAAATGAGTTTGGGGTTCCCCCCTCATTTCGTGCCGCTAAAAATAAGGGCAAAGATGAGGCCGCTACTGACGCCACCGCGCCTGCGCCTATAGACGACCCATTGACGTAGGCTATCAGGTTGGCCGCATCAGGGCGGATAGCAGCAAACATCCCCGATGAAATGAGGTTTACTGGGCCTAGACCACCCACTGACGCTGCATTTAAGCGGGCAAGGAATTGATTACCAGCATTACGAATGAAGGCTGTTGAGTCTTGTGAAATTGAGACACGCGCCCCAATATCGCAAACATCCGCAGCTACATCAGTGCGCGACCAAACGCCAAGTGTGGCGCTGTTCTGGCTGAATTTTGGTGATGTTGCTGTCGATGGGGTAAACCCAGTGCTTAAGTAGCTGGCCGATCCATCACCAGCATACCCGCGATCAGCAACAAAAGATGGGCTAGATACTGCCGTGAGGTTATACTGGTCAGCCAACCAATTGCGGCGAGCCGCCTGGCTATCCGCAGCAGCAGTCAGATACAGAGCATCAAGTTTAGACCATATCCCTGCCGTCTTCAGTGTTTTGATCAGCGCGTTGATCAGCCCCTTGCGCTGTACTGTCGGCGGTGTGGTGAACCGCGCGAACAGCGCCGTCGCCTCGGCCTCGTAGACCACACCCCCGCCCGTGTCTATGGTCCCGGTGCCCGATGGCCAGCCTCGTCTTAGAATCGACCGACATATCGGCCGTAAAATCGGCTTAAGCACTGAACACCCCGCACGCCCCACCAGCCACGCGGCTGAATCGATAAACGCCAGGCGCTTCAATCATCGCGGCCGGCTGCCCGGAAGCAAGGGAGCCAACGACGTTGTATGCGCCAGCGTCGTCCTTTAGTTTGATGATTACCAGTGCGGCGCCGTCGGCGACGCCCTTAAGGCCAACCGTAAGCGGTGTGCCGGCGGCGATTGTGATATCCGCGGAATCGACCGCTGTGCTGCCGGTAGATAGAATTTGTGCGGCTGCCATATTGGCTCCTGTGGTTGTATGTTTTGATGACGTGCGATATTTAAGTGTAGTTGACGCGCAAAATACGCTTGACAAATTTGTCAAGATGGTTATTTTGCTGATGCGGATTGGCCGCTAGAGGAGAATTGAAGGCAAGGTAGAGCGCGCCGGACGCGACGCAGCCGTTAAGGCGGATATTGCCGCGGCAATGGCGCAAGCCACCCGCGACGAGCTTGCCGCACACAAGCTGCATATCGCGGAAACATATGTTACAAAAGCCGGCCTCCAGGAGCAAACGTCGCAAATCATGCGGGCCATTGAAGGCGTAGGAACGCGCATCGAGGCGTTGAATGGGCGCCTTGATAGGGCGTTTGAACATGGTGGACCACCGCATTGAACTTTATCCCCCACTGGCGAAAGCTGGTGGGGGATTTTTTTGTGTCTTTTTTCGGGGTTGCGTTGCGCGGGTGGTGTTGACAAATTTGTCAAGCTGGCTATTGTGGTGGAAGGAATAGTAACGATAAGGAGACTTTAGGATGGCTATGGAAAGCGGTGATTTGCTTCTTGGTGTTCCCGCGATTGCTGAACACCTTGGGTTGACCATTAGACAAGCTAGGCACCTGATATACGACAGGCGGGCCATCCCAACATTCAAACTTGCTGGAAGCGTTGCCGCTCGTAAATCAACACTTCAAAGCTGGCTGGTTGGGCTGGAGCGGAGGGCGTAATGCATTTCATATACGCCATTGGCACATCAGACCCGAAATATCCTTCCATAAAGATAGGCACAACATCGGACATCAAGCATAGGCTTAGCAATCTGCAAAGCGGATCTCCAATTGAGCTTTCAGTTCTTTCAGCGTGGGAATTCCCATGCTCCGCAAGCGCGCGAGTAACCGAGCAGCTTGCGCACAGCGTTTTCAGTACAGCCAACCATTACGGGGAGTGGTTTAATGTTTCCATTGAAGAAATTGACAAGTTTATAACCAGGGATTCGCAGTATGATTTGGCGGCATACGGGGTGCAAGCTCACGCAGGTAAAAGGCTCGAAGTCAATATAACAGCTCATAGGCTGCAATCAAACGGGATAAGAAGATACTTTCACCACGTTGCTAGGTTGCGCGACATAGAAAAGGCCAGGATCGCAAAGGAGGCCGCAGATAAAAAGGAACGCGATTTTATGGCGCCATTTGTGGCAACGATGGTTGCCCACCGCGATTCCGCACGAGTGAAATAACCATCTTGACAAATTTGTCAAGATGTGGTATTGATTGAGTGGCGTTAGGAGAATTAAATCAACACAAACAACAGGATTTCTCATGAAAAACGAAACAATATCTAGGCATGGCTACATACGTTTTCTGATGGAAACTCAGAAAGCGTATCATGATTTGGTAGAATCTGCTCAAATTGTGCTTTACGGAGCCAAGAAAGCGAAAGAAGCCTTTAGCAAGCGAAAGGAATGGATGGACACTGGCCTTGGCATCGGTGAATTCACCTATGACCGGGCCGTAGATATCGAGGTCAGCGCGTCGCAAGGTGTCGCTAGGAAGGAATGGGCATTGTCGTCTTGGCAGACACCAGAAAAGAAGGTTGGCCCCGCTGAAACCGGCTCAATTGTAGTCGATACTCTTGTCGTCAACGTTGATATCGAGGAATCCTCAGCGCAAGAGAAGCGTTCTAGGCGTGATTACATTAATCACGGTGTAGAAAATGGACTAATCAGTGCGCTTGAGGCAAACACGCTGCATTTCCGACCAATGTAGTCATTCTAATACAACGACCGGCATTCAAGCCGGCCGTTGTCATTCTTGACCTAAGTATCCATCTTGACAAATTTGTCATTATGGATTAGACCAAACATAATTACCGAAACCAGAAAAGGAGCGCGCATGAAAACTGTTGTTGGATATGTAGACGAACTGAGGACTGAGAAATCTAGAAATAGCATTTCATCTTCGGCGGAATCGTTGGCTTCGGAGTTTGGTTTATCATACGCGCAAAAGATTGCGCGTGCAGCAATTGGCGACGAGAGGAACAGGTGCGCGATTATTGCGAAGCGCAATGGATGTGAAACGTGCTTTTCAGAAATTGTTTCTGGAGTTTTGGCATGAAAAACAGCAGACGAATATTCTATGGAATTGGCGTTGTTGCGGCATTGGCCGCCGTGTGCGCGGTTTCTGTTTCGGCGATTGGTCCGGAAAGCGTGAAGTCGGGCCGGCTGCCCGCTTCCGAAATCTCGGTGCCTGACATCGCGGCGCCGGACCTTGACGCGGTTTACATGTCGGCGATTGACGCGGCAATTCATGACAGCGTTTCGGCGCCGGTAAGGTTTGCTGCCCGCACCAATCCATCCGACGTTGAAATCAGACGCGACGACGGAATCGGTTCCGGCGTGCATATTGGCGGCGGCCTGTTTTTGACCGCGGCGCATGTTGTTCGTGGCGTGAAGCCCGGCGGGCGCCTTGATATCAAGTTGCGCGACAAGTCGCTTCGCAAGGCGACAATTCTTTGGATGTCGCCGCAAAACGACACGGCTTTGATTTCGGCGGACGGCGCAGACGTTGAGGCTTCAAAGATTAGTTGCAAGCCAGTGACTGTCGGCGAGCCAATCAACCTTCCGGCTTCCGCATGACCTGGCAAACAGACTTCACCGACGCGCCGAAAGACAATCCAATATGGCTGGCCACCACGTGCAAAAAGGTCATCCAGTCATATTGGATTGAGCCTGCTAAGCCAGGCCAAGCAGGCCGTTGGGCTTTTATCGGCACAAAGGAAACGCCGCGCGCATGGCATGAGTTTTTCAAGCCAATCCATCCGGACGCAGGAGCATAAATGCCAACACCAAAACTTAGCGACGAACTAGCACATCAGGCGGCAGCGGCATTCCGCGAACACGGCAATAAGTCTGTTGCGGCCGCTGCGCTTGACTTGAAGCGCAACACGTTTTGCGACCGTCTGCGCATTGCGGCCGAGCGCGGCATGATGGGCTTTAAGCCTGTGTTGCCCGGATTTCGCATCAGCCAGATTAGCAGCGGCCCGAACGGCGACCACGTACAGCAAAAGCCCGAACGTGGTCCGGAATGGGAAATGCCCGCCGGTCACGCAATCAAGGGCATCAGCGCGCTTGTCGATGCGGACGGCCGGACGGTGCAGCAGTGGGTTAAGACAAACCAGCGGGCGGAAGACCAGCTTGCGCTAATGCGGGTGGCTGTTGACGAGCTTAAAAAGGACTTGCCGCGCATCACGATTATGCCGGCGCCGGCAAGTGTGCGCGCCGAACTGCTTAACCAGTTCGTTGTGACTGACAATCATTTCGGCATGTTGTCATGGCACGAGGAAACCGGAAGCGATTACGACCTGCGGATTGCCGAGCAGCTTTTGCTTGACTGGTTTTCCGCGGCAATCGACATATCGCCGGACGCACACACGGCCGTCCTGGCGCAGCTTGGCGACATGATGCACCATGACGCGCATGAATCCGTAACTCCAGCGCATAGGCATGTGCTTGACGCGGACAGCCGGCTGCAGAAGGTAATCCGGCTTGTTATCCGGACCATCCGCCGCATCATCGATATGCTGCTGCAGAAGCACCACCACGTACATGTTGTTATGGCAAGCGGCAATCACGACCCGGCGTCGTCCGCCTGGCTGCGTGAAATGCTGGCCGCGATGTACGAGGACGAGCCGCGCATTACGGTGGATAATAGCCCGTCGCTTTATTACGCCTATGAGTGGGGAAGCACGGCGCTATTTTATCACCACGGCCACAAGCGCGGAATTGCCAACGTCGACGCCACACTTGCCGGCATGTTTCGCGAGCTTTACGGCCGCAGCAAATACGCATTCGCGCATATCGGCCACCTGCATTCCGACGAAGGGAAGAAAAGCGGCCTGATGTATGTCGAGCGTCACGAAACGCTTGCCGCGCCGGATGCTTACGCCGCTGGCGGTGGTTGGCTGTCCGGTCGTTCCGCGAAGGTCATCACGTATTCAAAGACTGGCGGCGAGGTGTTCAGATCGACGCTGCGGCCCGAAATGGTGGCCGGCCGGATGGCGGCAAACGACAACAATGAACAAAGGAGAGTTGCATGACTTTTAACATTGGCGAAGTTCCGAAGGATGTTGCAGATTGCGTCCGAGCAATCGGACCTGTTGAGTGGGGCTGCACGTACACGCAAGACGATGAAGCGCATATCAAAGAGTTTGCAGATACGTTGCGCCTAACGCGCGAATTTTCCGGCATAGAAGGCGACACCAAAGTGTCTGGTGTTTATCTTGACGGAACGCATGTAGTTTTAGCGCACACAGGAACAAGCCCAAACTCGCCACAGCATGCACGAATTCTAACTAGCTTGTGGAACTGGTTCCACGGAATCGTTACGTCTCCGCTGGCTGCAAATGATAACATCATGGCCGCCGCGCGAGCGGCCCAAATAAATGATCTGGTTTCTTACTTCCACACGAAATCAAGCGAGGCCGGATGGTGGGACGAAAACGGGCGCAGTTTGCGCGACGACAAATACGTTCACGCAACAAAGCTGATGCTTGTCGTTACCGAGCTTGCCGAGGCCATGGAAGGGCTGCGCAAAGGGCTGCAGGATGACAAGCTTTCACATCGTAAAATGGCTGAAGTTGAGCTTGCAGACGCGCTTATCAGGATTTTCGATCTGGCCGGTGTGCTTGGTTATGACCTTGGTGGGGCTGTTGTTGAGAAGGACGCGTTCAATTCAATCCGGCCTGACCACAAGATTGAAAACAGGGTCGCCGCTGGCGGCAAGGCTTATTGATGATGAACCACCATTATCAAATCTACGAAGGCTTCGGCGCGGTTGCGTCGGAGCCGGCCAACGACAACACCATCGGCAAGCCGGACGCGCTGAATAGCTACCTTTACAATCTTGGTGGCAAGGTCGACGCGGAACTTGCCACAACAACGTTTGCGGAACTGCACCGCCTTGGCCTTGCCGAAGTCGCCAGCTACCCGCGTCGGCGCAAGCGGTTGGTTATCATCGAAAGCCCGTATGCCGGCGCAACGCCGGAAGACACGGCGCGCAATGTTGAATATGCGCGCCGCTGCCTACTGGATAGCCTGATGCGTGGCGAGGCGCCAATTGCGAGCCACCTGCTTTATACGCAGGCGCTTGACGACAACAAGCCGGAAGAGCGGATGCTTGGCATTGAAGCCGGCGTGGCCTGGCGCATCGCGGCGGATGCGTCGGTTGCATACACCGACTTCGGGATTAGCGCGGGCATGCGGTACGGGATTAACGCCGCGCATTCATCGTGCATGCATGTCGAGTTTCGAACGATTGGGGCGGGGGAATGAAGCACGGCGATAAAATAGTTTGCATCAACGCGAAGTTCAACCACGTGGCCAATGACCAGGGTTTGCGCGAAGGCGAGGTTTACACCGTGCGCTGGTACGGCCCGCATTCGCACTACATCGACGGCGATTATTACGGCGTACAGCTTGAAGAAATCGTGCGTGGCGAAGACCCTGCCGGCTATTGCGACGCCGACTTGCCGTTTAATGCTGCGCGCTTTCGTCCGGTTGTTTCGCCAAAGGTTGTGACCAAAATTGCGGAAAGGGTATAGCAGTGACAACGATGATTGAAATACTTGATGCCAACTGTCCACCAGCAATCAAGTCGGAAGAGCGCTTCTTTATTGGCCGCGACAATGACTATCGCTGCTACATAATTCCTGTGCTTAGGCAAGAAGAATGGCTGTTTTGGCGTCGCGATGGCGACGAAGACATCGTGCCTGACTTTGCAACTCGTATTGACGGATCGCCTTCATACGTAACATTTACCGACCCGAGGACCACATGAACGCAGCGCAAATCATTGAAAACCAGCCGGTGCCAGCATTGACGGCAAGTGGCGAATTGACCGCGGTTCCGGCGCGCGTGGCGAATGATAACGGATACTGGCCTGCGGTAGGTCTTGTACGCGACCCGCTTGGTTTTGAGGTTGTCGGGTTGCCGCGCGTCTATCCCTGCCTTGCGCGTGGCGCGCCTGGCGATACGCGTCCGTTAACCAACATGCCGCCCGTCATCGCTGTAACCGGGCCGGCTGGCAGCGGCAAGTCAACTGTGTCGGATTACCTGGCGACGCGGTACGGCTACACCAAGACGAAGTTCGCCGAGCCGTTGAAAAGCATGATGCGCGCGCTGGGTTTGACGGACGCGCAAATAGAGGGGGATTTCAAAGAGACGCCAGCGCCACAGCTTGGGATGAAAACCCCGCGCTACGCTATGCAGACGCTTGGCACCGAATGGGGCCGCAAATGCATGGGGGAAGACTTTTGGCTTGACCTTTGGGCTATCAACGCCAGCATGTTCAATCGCGTAATCGTTGATGACTGCCGCTTTCCAAATGAAGCCGCCGCAGTGCGCCGCATGGGCGGTCGCGTTATCAGGTTGGACGGTAGGGGCGGAATTGCCGGAAGTCACGTCAGCGAGGCTGGCTGCGGCATTGCCGACGAAGTTATTTGCAATGATGGGTCTGTTGCCGACCTGCATACGCGGGTGCGGCAGGTTTTGGAGGGCTGGGCGTGATTGAGGTAGCAGAAGCCTACGAAATAGCGGCGAAGTGGCACGACAAATGTGCAGTTGGTTGTCGCGAAATCTCGCTAGATGACCCGCGAATAGCCGTGCAGATGCGCAACCAAGCAGCAGACGCCGCCAAGCACCATCTGGCTAGCGCCGCCGGCCTACGTCTTGCCGCCATCAACATCCGTCGCCGAGACATGGAAAGTCCCAAAACATGACCCTAGTTAGGCAAGTGGTCCGTGGGTGCGGAAACCTACCGCACGTCGGCAGTCACCCTGGCACAGTTTGGTTTGCGGCGCTTGTTGGCGTCGCATGTCTGCAGGGTCTAAATCACGGAATGGCCGGCGCCGCACTTGCTGGAGGGATGATGTTTGTCGCAATGGGTGCCATCTACTTCAGCGGCGCATACAGCCGTGCATGCCTTAGTGACCGGCTATCCGCGAAGGTGAAAACATGACCCTAACGCCAGCCAACGACAACAATGCGGCCGTCATTCTTGACGGCCTTTTGACTCCGGAAGCAATCGCCGATCGCATATCGACGGCGTGCGGCAAGCAGGTTTCGGCGCGTGCCATTTGGGAAAAGGCGCGCCGGCTTGGCGTGTCGAGAAAGATAGGGCGCGTGATGCTCATATCAGTCAACGACATTCCCAATCTCCTAAAGGAGGAAAACAAAAAATGGCACTCTACAAGCGTGGGAAAATCTACCACTTCAGCGTCAGTCGGCCCGACGGACTCCACCGCGAAAGTACAAAGCTTACTTCGAAAAAAGAAGCGCTCGAATATGCGGAAATCCGCATAGCCCAAATCAAGCTTGCCGACCAACGCGGCTACGATGCCGATAAGACGGTTAGCGATGCCGCGCTTGCGTATCTGTCCGCTGGCAAGGATTCGCGGTTCGTCGGAAAGATTGTTGACGCGTGGGGAAAAAAGCCGCTGCGGACGCTCAAGCCGGAGTGGGTGCGCAAGCATGCGAAGGACATCTATCCGGACGCCGGCAATGCAACGCTAAACCGCCAGGTGATAACGCCGCTGCAGGCGATTATTAATTTCGCCTATCAGGACGAGGACGGCCGGCAAATCAAAATCAAGCGCTTTGAGGTGGACCCTAAGAAGAAAAGCGCCGTCGATGCGGCTTGGCACCAGAAGTTTGCAGAACACGCGCTGTCGCCCGGAATGGCGGCAATGGCGCGCTTTATGTTTGAGACGGCCGCCCGCATTAGCGAGGCTTGCCGGGTGCAGCCGGAAGACATCGACTTCGATGCGCGCACCGTCCAGTTAACCAAGACGAAGACAAAGCCGCGCCTGACCTATGTGTCACCGATTATGATTGAGATGATGCGCGAGCTTATCGCCTCGGCGCCCAAGGCCAATCGCCAGGACAAGCGCAAGGTAAACGGCGTGTTTGGGTACGCCAGTCGGCACGCTGTCTATAACGGCTGGAAGACGGTATGCGATCGCGCCGGGATTTCTTACGCGCCGCCTCACTCGTCGGGCCGCGTTTCATTTGCGACTGAGCTTGTCGTGCGGCGTGGCATCGACCCGGTTACGGCGGCCAAGTTAGGCGGCTGGGCAAGCCCTAAAGTGATGATGGACACCTATGCAAAAGCCGACGGGAGCCATAAAATCATTGATGACGTGTTCGGCGCGCAAGAAGCACAACAGAAAAGCGCCGTTGAAATCGTTGCACAAAATGCACCACAAACCACTTTGACCAATGGTCAAGCTGATTTACATAATGATTTCAATAAGTTAGACGGAAAAAATCTCAAGGCCCGCCCTTAGCAGGGGAGCGCCTTCGACCACTCGGCCACCTCTCCGTTGCGGCTCTGAATAGACGATAAGCCCTTGCGCTGCAAGGGCTTTTTTGTGTTTGTTCTACTTTTTATTCATATGGGCTTCGATACGCGAAAACACGTGAACAAACGGGAACTTACAGCACAATACGCTCAAAAACTGCACAAATTATACACAATGGCGTTTTCGCTATGTTCGCCGGTTGTTCTTTTTGTATGGTGCAACTGAGTTAGCTGTCGGGGTGTCAATATGCTATATCGCGAAGCTTTTCGCGCATCTCTAATCCTCCCGGCTAACGCGGTGGATCGCCAACGACAATCTCAAAGTGCGGTGGGCTAGCCGTACCCAAAAGTTCCGTCAAGCGGGGGTGCTGGACGCGGCCTTCGGCAATTAGGCCGTCGAGAATTGAGCGCCATGCGGCAATCTCCATCGCCGCAGTCATGAGTTCAACATCAACCCTCCTGCCTAGGTCCTTAATCGCCCAGTACTGCGCAGGCGTCACATATAGTTTACCGCAATCCGATTCACTCATCAGCGCACCATCCTTTCTAGTAAACACGCACGACCGCCGGAACGGCGATTGTCTTGATGGTCCTAGGGTCCACGCAGTTATACCACGGGCCACATTTCTTCGCGCACAGCAGGGCGTCGTCGTACCTGCGACCGCTTGGAGCATCGAACCGCTCGGCCCATCCTTCGCAACCCCACTGCCACCAGCCTCCGCCTTCCTTGCTGAAATAGATGAACACGCGTTGGCCTTTGCTCTCTCCAGCCGCAACGACGCCAGTGATGACATATTTGTCAGGGTGTTTCCTATCTATCGCTCCCCTGATCTCTGGTTCACTCGTTAGCCTGGCGTTCTCCTCCTCAAGCTCCTTGATTGCTGTGGCCGCGTCAATCATCACTGCAATGCTGTCGTTGTCGTCGCGGTCATATCGCGAATATCCATCGGTATGCCGTTCAAGCCTTTTAATGATGTCAGTCATGCGCCGCCCCTTCGTCAATTATCTTTTGCTTCCTCAAATCAGGGTGCAGTTCATTCGCATCTGCGTTTGTACGGATAAATTCAATTGCCTCATCGCGTCCAAGCCCGTAACGCATGCGGACGGCGCGCAACCAGTCGTCACGCATGCGGCTATCAGCAAACGCGCGCTGCCGGTCAATTTCAGCCAACCTTGCCGATTTCTCGGCCTGCGTCATCTCCCGCACATATGAGACGCATGAACCTTCCCAATCGTATGCCCATATTTCGACTTCGGCGGACGCTCGATTTTCTTCCGGTATCTTTTCAAGCTCGGCCTGCAGGGCGGATATCAGACCTACCAGGCTGTGCACGTTGTTGCCAACAACATCGTCTTTGCCGATGACAACCTTTACAGTATCAACTGCGCTCATGCCTTCACCTTCCTGATGATGTCGCGGGCGCGGCGGAGGTGGCGGATTCTCAAGCAAGATCTCCTGTCCCACACTGTATCGTCCCCGTCACCTGTATCTGGGTCATACGCATGAGCCTCTAACGAAAAAGGCTCTAGCGCTTCCACTGCCTCGGCAAGCTGCTGGCGTAGCGCGTCACGCTCGGCGGTGAGCGCGGCGATGGTGTCGGCGGCTTCTGTGGAAAGTTCCGCATCATATTTAGTTGTAACCGTTTGACGCGTTACGGACTGTAACGCTAACACGCGCAGTTTAAGCCTTTTAAGGATATCAGTCATCCTTGCTTCTCCTGTCTTGCAGCACGCTGCGCGGCGCGGAAATCGCGCATGTACGCATCTGCCAATGAATACCCGTTGATGTCATGTAATGGGCGCTGTACAAGCCACGAGACAGATTGCGAAGGCTCTTTGTACAGCATTTCCCGCACATCGATCTTGTAGTTCTCGTCAATCTCCATCGCGCCTCTCCTTCTCGGCCAAGTCCAGCCACGTCGGCAGTCTGGCGGTTAGTCTCGACTTGTGCGGCTCAGGGCAAACCCACCAGCAAAATTCAGATAGTCGCCTGAACAGCCACCAGCGGAAAGCGGTCATGGTGTCTGCTCCTTTGCGATGCGGTAGGCGATGATGTCGCTGGGTTTTTGGATATGGTTCCATGTCCACCAGTCAGCGTCAGTCATTCCATCAATGGATTGGAAGCAGCGCGCTCTATATCCTTCCACGGTGCGTCCGGATGCACGCCGCACCTCAACCATCGTCTCCGGCTCAACAGGGCACGGACCACCATTCCATTCAATCCAGTCTGCATCGGTCATGGTGTTGTCTCCAGAATAGCGCGGGCCTCTATCAGAGCCTGTTCAGCAACATAACTTCCGTGGTCAACTGGACCGTGACCGGAGAACATAGAATGGTTGTCCATGCTATCACCGCAGCAGCAAACGCCTTCGGTTACGGAGCAATGCTCGATGATAGCGCACATATGCTCCAGTGACGACCGTATGCGCCTACCATCGTCAGCGCACCGTTGGCGCTCGGCAAGGATGGCTGCTGAAATGAACGGCATAAGCCGTTCCGCAAGTTCCCCAGCTCCGCAATTGTGCCCACCGTCAACCCTGCGTATCTCTTGCGCTAGGCTATCTGCCAGCTTCATGATGTCCTCTGGAATGTCAGCCATCTTCGTCATCCTGCTCATCTGTTGAAAACGTCCAGCTAGAATGAGACACAACCTGGAATTCGTTATCGCATCTCGGGCATTCTACCGTGTGATTATCGTTGTCATTGTAAAGCCACCAAGCCTCATTCTCTGAAACGTCAAAGTCTTCGCCGCAGTGAGGGCACTTAGGGCTCTTGTTCCCCAAAAAGTCATAGCGGTCGCCACTTTTCAGTGCTGCCAGTTTTTCTCCTGGCATCACCATCCCCTATCCTCCCGCGCCTTGGTGGCCAACGCGCGAAGATTGGCACGTTGCGCACGACCGCGCGCATGGCCCTTCTGCGACTCCGCAACGTCAAGCAGTCGTTCGGCCGGAATGTTTTCGCGCAGCACCTGGCGGTAAGTAAGAACGTCGGGCTTCTGTGCGGTGGTCTGTGTAATGGTCTGCATGTTTGTCTCCTTGCGAATTATTGAATGATGACGAGAAAGCCGGTGAACGCGGCAAGTAGGACAATCAAGCCGGCCGCAGCGGCTATGTCCTTCACCATTTCGGCAATGATTGTCTCGGCGCGGACTGGCGGGAATGGGGTAATCGTGTAGCGCGGGGCGGGCTTCATTCGTCACCGCCTTCCGCACCATCGCCAATCACGGCAACGCGCTCGTACACCTCGAACGTGCCGCCAAACTTCGCAAGGCGTTCAGCCTCGCGGCGGGCGGCGCTAACGCTGCCATGTTCGAAAGGAATGCGGCGGGGCAAAACGCGACCGTGGTCGGCGCGCTTGAACACGAAATGCCCGGCGCCAATGCGCTCGCCTTCGCGGGCGGCGACATTGCGGGGCTTGGTGCGCTTCTTGGCGCGATAGTCGGGGCGGAAAAGCGGTTCTGCGTTGCAGGCGACAACGGCGGCCGGCACATGCTCGTCATCAATAATGATGGTCTGCGGTCTGATGTTCATTTTTTGCATTCCCCTTCAAAATGGCGCAATGCGCCGGTTGATGGGGATAGCTATAAATGTTGGTACGTTGCGCGTCAACAATAAAGTGCGCAACATACCAACTATTTTAAATCAAAGCTCGCCTTGGTATGACACGGCTACTCCGAGTATTTCAACGATGGTGTCTTCGTCGCCGTGATTTAGGGGTATCGATGTTTGTTCGGTCAATTCCCGGCTATCCGTCATAAGGCGGTCGCCGGCAAAAACCTTGACGCTATACTCATAGAAACCCGCACGCGTCCTGCGGCAGTCAACAAGTTTTCCTGGCTGCAGTTGCCACCCGTATGATTCTAACGGCACAAAAACAGCAAAGGCACCATCAGGGATGCGGTTACTGACACTGTTGCCGACCACCCGCCGCGCATATAGATTCTTGGGGCTATATCCGTTTATGGGTGCAATCAATATGTGTTCTAGCTCGGTGGAATCTCCAGACTGCTGCAATTCTCCCTCCAGCCACACGCCGCCGGCCGCCTGGCCATAAACAGGGATTGAATATGTAGGCAACTCGGCATCTGGTTGTAGTGTGGCCGGCGTCTTATTGACAACGAGCAAATCTAAACAAAGTAAATGGGCGACGTTTGTGCGGAATGCTTGCGCATATTTCGCGGCATCTTCGGAATAGAATTCATTTTTCCCGTATTCGTGCGATTTATACGTGTCGTAATTTATGTGCAGTGCATCAACGGCGGCCCGACGTGATTTAAATACGGCCTTTCGAGCGGCGAAAAGGCGCGCTGCTTTTTCCTGTTTAATATCAACTTTAATTTTCATGCCGCGCCCATAGCATAAAAAATTGGTACGTTGCGCGCTTTTTTTATTTGACAAGTTGGTATGATACGCATACAAACGTAATTGCAAGACGACGACATATTAAATAAGCAACCACTAAAACGGCAACATACTACAGCGCATTTGAAGGGACGAAAAAATGAAAGACGAACGTAAGGCCCAGAGAAGAAGACGGAATATGCAGCGGCCGCGTGGGCCGCCTAACCAAAGCCGCCCGGCATGAAAGGACCGGGCGGAACGTTCCGCAGACCTAGCTAGGGCTAGGTGTACGGAACAGGCGATGCGGCCACCCAAAACCCGAAACCCATTGGTGCCGCGCTGCGTCGTCTAACTTATTTTGCAGGGGTGGCCACTCGATGACCGAAATCCAGCGCCCTGGCGCCGCTCCTGCAAAAACTAATTTCCTGTTGTGCCATTGACAACGCGTAATCCAATGCACCACCGCGCAGCAGGAAACCACCATTGACCAGCCGGCCACGACTGCCCCGTAACCCTTCGTGAAGCCGCTGGTTGATCAACCCCACAACGCACAAAGGAGAATAGCGTGACAACAACCGAAACAGTAGGCCAGACACCATCGCCGCAAGGCCGCCGCGCAACCGGCGTCAAGCCGATGTCGGCCGCCGAACTTGCGCGCTACTATTACGACCGCAATCCGGATGACCCGGAAGAGGCAATCGAGGAATATTCCGAGGCAATCGCAAAGCGTCCGGACCTGATGTATGAGGCCGCCGTTCTGTATGGCCGAAGCCTTATCAAGTCCTATATCCCGCTTCGCGACAACAAGGAAATCCGGCAGGGCAAAGACCCGAAGCAGGGCTTGCCGCCGCGCCCGCCCGGCACCGCACACCCGGACTTCATGAAGCACCAGGCGGCGTCCATCCTTGCTCTAGGCGAGCAAACGCGTGACCTGCTTTATGACATCACATACGGCATCGACGGCACCCGCGTGCGGCTCGGCGATTTGACCGGCGCGCAGATTGACATCGTTGTTTCCGAAAAGCGCGGCCGCATTTCATCGGAATATCGCGACATGAAGTTCCTGCAGCTGTTGCGTGACCGAGTTCCGGACAACAAGACGGTCGCCGAGTGCCTGGATGTTAACGCCGCGCAACAGTTGCGCGCACAGGCCGACGAACTACCCGTTTAAGAATTGACGATGTGCGGCCAAAGCCTGGCCGAAAACCGTTTAACCCGCGCTGCGCATCGTCAAACTACATTGCAGGGGCGGCCACTTGAGGGGCGAAACCCACCCACTACACGCTGCTCCTGCAACCCTAATTCAAACGCGGCCAAGTGCTGCCAAAAAAGGAGATTACCATGTTTCTTGATTCAGCCGCACTCGCGCAACCGTCCGCACTCGCACAACCAACAACGCCGGCCGATATTTGTGCCGCCATCGCACGCGACCAGCGGGACTTCGGAACCGAAAAGTTCGCAACAAAGCCGGAATATTTCGAAGTGCTTATGCGGCTCCGCGACGCGCACCGCACGCAGCAACGGTTTATCGTCGCCAGCACCAAACTCACCAATGCACAAAAAGCTGCCGTTCGGTCGGCGCTCGGCATTGAGAAGTTTGAAGACCGCGACTCCAAGTCGGCCAAGTCGGCCGAAAAAATGGTCGACAGCATGCTGAAAGCGGCGCTTGAAGACCCGATGCACAGCCTGCACGGCGCGGTTATTTCCTATTCCTTGGCACGCGCACCGCTGGAGGCCGCAATCAGCAAATCCGACAAGCTACTGGTGAGCATCCTGAAGGAACTGCCAATCTATCAGTTTTGTCTCGAAACAAAGTTCCTCGGCGAGAAGACGCTTGCCCGCATTATAGGCGAAACATCAGGAATATCGCGCGTTACCGGAAAGCGCTACGGCATGGGCGACTTCAGGTCGGTTTCCGCCGTATGGAAGCGCATGGGCCTGGCCGTCATTGACGGACACCGCCAGGGCAACCCAGGGAAGGGCGCGACGGCGCAAGACTGGATTGACGAGGGCTACAACAAAAAGCGCCGGTCAGTCGCCTATGTCGGCCTGCAATACATGATTGGCAAGATGGGCAACTGGCGTCCGCAGTTCGGCGCCGATGTCGAAAACGACGAAACGCTCAGCGAATATCAGAAGCTTTTCGCCCGCCGTGCGCGCCTTGAAATGGTGAATGCCGGGATTCCTATCGAGAATAAGAATGGACAGGAAAGCTACAAGGCGCACCAAACGCGCCGTGCAATGCGTGTTGTAGAAAAGCACGCGCTGAAAAGGATTTACGTCGCCTATCGCGCATGCATGGGCTGACATGAAATTGCAGGTGGTGGCCAAAGGTTAACCGAAAACCTCCAAAGCCGCGCTGCTACCTGCAACACCAATTGAACTGGCGGCCAAATGCGGTTCGAAAACCATTGTATGCGCGCTGCTCGTTCAATACCCAATGAAAGGAAACCACATGGCGCACATGCTCACAACCAAGCAAGCCGCAGACGCAATCGGCCTGTCAAAAAGCTGGCTGGACAAGTCACGCATGACCGGAACCGGGCCGGAATACCACAAGCTTGGCGGCTTGGTTCGCTACGCGCCGGAAGCTATCGCCGCATGGGTTTTCAGCAACCGGCGCACAGCAGTCTATGATTTCGCGGAGCGCCGTGATGCACGATAAACAACCGGGAGAGCTTCTTATCGGTGCGCATGCAATCGCTGAATTTCTCGGGTGTTCGCAGCGCCAGGTTTACAGGCTGTCATCCGAAAAAATCATCCCAACGTTCAAGCTTGGCGGTGCAATCGCAGCCCGCCGCACCACGATAGAAAAGTGCATTGACGAAATGGAAGCAAAAGCATGACCATCGATAAACCCCGCCTTATGTCTCTCAAAGAAGCCAGCACGACAACAAGCCTTAGCCGCACAATGCTGTCAATTCTGCACCGCGCCGACATGTTCCCCAAGCCCGTTAGCCTCGGCGAGCGCCGCATTGCCTTTGTCCGCGCCGAAGTAGAGGCGTGGATTGACCAGCGGATAGCGGCGCGCAAATGACTGCCGCACCACACATCCCCATGACATCAAACCATCTCCCTCAACACTACAACCCCGGCAACATCTCCGTCGGCAGGCCAGGCAACCAAGCGGCCGGCACGCAGCAGCACGGTGTTGCCATCAACGGGCCGCATGCGCGGATTAACCCACATATGCATTCCATCAACGCGGATAGCAAAACAGCCATCAACGGCGGGCCGCGCGTATCCGCTGGCGAATTCCTCCAGTACGACGAAATCACCAGTTCCGCGACCCATTATGGGCGCACCAAGGTCGGGAAGCTTTGTTTTGCCGGTACTAATAACCGCCTCGCTTGCAAGGTCGGCCAAGTCCTCAACGGATATCCGCAGAAACTTTGCCAAGTCGGCGTACATCTGCCGGCGCGGCACAACGCCGGATTTCCACGAGTTGAAAGCCTGTTTTGACCAGCCGTAACGGCTGCCGATTTCCGCCTCGCTTAGTCCGAGCTTGATTTGTTCGTTTAGTAGCATCTGCGCCAGGCGTGTTTTCTTCACCGGCTTTTCTTTTGGACGGGCCATTCATAACTCCATTCTTGGCAATAACCATCTTGACAAATTTGTCATTGTGGTTTACACCAAAATACCCGATTTGTCAACGTAATGAAAAGGAGACTGCCAACGTGAGCATGCAGAGCAATGAAACAGGCGCGCCGGGAGGCGACGTTGCGCCATCCGAGCTATCGACCGAAACGACAAGAAATCGCATCCGCGCTTTGCGCGCCGCCGGCCTGACGGTTCGGCAGATTGCCGACGTTACGAAGGTCGGAAACGTGCAGGTCATGGAGACACTTAACGGCCAGCTTCGCGGCCAGAAGGCGCCGCCTATTGCGGCAAACGACAATAAGAAAGTCGTTCTTTCCGCGCACAACGGTGGATGCTCCACCACGTCCGGAATGGTTGAAGTAAGTTTGGCACGGTCTGCCGGCGGTGTCGCATGATTGTTTGTGAAGATTGCGGCGAAGTACACGAATACGAATATGGCGACCGTGTGCGGCTGGTGCAAAACAATATGCTGACCGGCCAGGTCATCGATGAGCAGGGATGGGGCGGAAAGTATCACGTTCGCCTAGGCGCCACAGTGTCGGCAATCTGGTTTGATGCGTGCGAGCTTGAGCCGGACCCGGATTTTGTAGACCCGGCCGCATCAAAGACGCCGCCAGATGGTGGCGATTCCCCCGACGACAACATCATTAATCTAGCGGCGGTACGCGCCAAGGGAGGTGTGCATTGACATACAATGTTGGTGATAAAGTGCGCGTGAACCACGGAACAAATTGGGACGGGGTTGGAACCGTTTACAAGATTGGCCGCTCTTATGTTTCTGTGAAGATGGAGACAGGCGGATATGCCGGCAAGATCGGTGGTTTTGCTTTCAATGAGGTGGAGCCAGTATGGGCGCCGAAGGTCGGTGAGCGTGTTGCAGTTGTTAGCAACGAAGGCAACCGGATGTCTTTCGTCGGGCGCACTGGAATCGTTGTCATGGAGAAAGGCGACGGCAGATTTGTTGTCGGCGTTGACGGTGACTTTGATCGTCTGTTCTCAGCATCGGAACTTGCGCCGGCACCGCTCCGCATCGAAGCCGGCAAGTTCTACAAGACACGTGACGGTCGCAAGGTCGGGCCGATGGTGGCAGGAAACATGCCGGACGAAGAATATGACTTTGTGGCGAGGATTGACGGTGACGACTTACGCCGAATTTTCCAAAAAGATGGAAAGCACGGCGGTAAGTACATCGAAAATGAACCTGCAAACGACCTAATCGCCGAATGGCCGGCGGAAGCTACCAAGCCGCCCGTTGCCGCGGAAGTCGACACGCTGGCCGAAGAATACGGCCCGTCCGTTACATCTAAGCCGAAGTTCAAGGTCGGCGATAGGGTTGTGGCGCTTGTAGACTGGCTGGGCATCAAGAAGGGCGAAACGTACACGGTGAAGCGCCTTGAGTGTGACGGAGTGTATCTTCTCGATGTAAAAAAAGGGTACATGGATTTCGAGGAAATCGCGCTTGTCTCCTCAACCACACCACCAACAACCGCAATCGTTTGTCTTATCGAAAACGGCCAGCCGCTGCCGGCAAGCAAGCCGTTCGTGCATCCTGACGCGGCATCCGCACAGCGCGAAGCCAAGCGCATGGCGGAAGTGCACAAAGGACAGATGTTCGGCGCCTATGTGCTGGCCGGCGCGCCGGCTGTTGTAGCCAAGGTGTATGAACACGAATGGCAGCGGTTGGCGGCCGCAAACCAGAAAATTAACGCGATTAAGGAATTGCGCCGCATTACCGGAATGCAGTTGAAACCGGCAAAAGACGCCGTCGAGTACTGGCTTAACGCCGCCTAATCATCACAAAATCCCCAACACCAAAGCCCGGCGCGAGCCGGGCAAAGGAGAAGTTATGTCTTTTCGCGAAAGAAACGGCTGGTCGGACCCGCCGCTTACCGAGCCGCCCATTGACCATGAACCGGCGCCAAAACGCAAACGCCTAAACCCACTGAAGAAAGGCGCAGCAGCGGCATTGGTGTTCATCGCGCTGGTCACGCTTTCGCCGCTCATCATCGTTGGCGTCCTTATCTGGCTTTGGTGGGAGGCGCTACTATGGGCAACTTCCTGAACAACGCAATGGCCTGGCTGTCATGGCATTGGTCAAGTTTGATTTTGTTGCTGATTGGTGCGGCGCTTGTCTTTGACGCGCTTTACCGGCTTTCGGTTTAGGGGGGAAAACACGTGGCGATTGAACTTGGCGCGCTAAACAGCACGCGCAACAATAAGCCGCCGTTTGGCATCTTTTACGGCGTGCATGGCATCGGAAAGACCGAACTGGCTTCGGAATTTCCGGACCCTTATTACCTTCCAACGCCGGGCGAAGAACCGCCGGACCAAATCGAAATGCCAACACCTGGCACCGCCGAAACGCTGGACGACATTTACGACGTTATCGGCTGGCTGCTTTCCGTAGACCACGACCGAAAAACGTTCATTCTCGATAGCGTCGACGGCGTTGAGCCGCTGATTTGGGCGGCAACGTGCAAGCGCCTTGGCGTGTCCAGCATCGAAGACCCTGGCTATGGAAAGGGCTATATTGAGGCAGACACGGAATGGCGTGAATTGCTTTCCGGTCTACAGGCTTTGCGCGCCGCCGGCATCGCGGTTGTTTTGCTGGCGCATACCGAAATCACGCGCTTTGATAGCCCGACCAGCGACCCGTATAGCCGATACGGAATCAAGCTCAACAAGCGCGCATCGGCGCTTGTGCAAGAGGCCGTACAGTTCGTTGGCTTCCTGAACTTCCGACACACGCTGAAGGAAAAGGATGTCGGCTTTAACAAAAAGGTTGGCCACGCCGAGGGCAGCGGCGAGCGCCAAATCCACCTTGAGGAGCGGCCCGGCTTTCTTGCCAAGTCGCGCTATGGCACGCCGTCCTCAATCACGTTCAAGCGCGGCCACGGCTGGGCCGAGCTTTCCAAGTACATGCCGACGCCAACTGGCATCGCGTCCTAATCCAAAACAACAAGGAGTAACACATGGCTGCACTAGGTCAGAAATTTGATGCATCTTCCGTCGACACCGAACAGCGCGACTATGCCGAGCTTCCAAACGGCACATACATTCTTGAAATGACGGCCGGCGATGTCGTCGCAACGAAGGACGGCAAGGGAACGCTGCTTAAAACAACGTTCGACGTTATCGAGCCGGAACAGTTTAAGGGCAGAAAGCTGTTCAATAATTACAACCTTGTCAACGGCAGCGCCGAGGCGCAACGCATCGGGCTGCAGCAGTTTGCCAGCCTTTGCCGCGCGGTCGGCGTGTCGGAAGTCGAAGACAGCGACGAACTGCTGTTCAAGTCCTTCACGGCCAAGATTGGGTTGGGCAAGCCATCCAAGGACGGCCAGTACCCGGCGCGCGCCGAAATCAAGACTTACTATTTCCCCGACGCCGGCAACGTGCCGGAGCCTTCCATTGATGCTGGCCAGGCGCCCGCGCCAGCCAACGACAATCGCGCGCCGGCTGCCAATGATAATCGCCAGGCACAACAGGCTGCGGCGGCTCCCAAGAAAAATCCCTGGTCTAAAGGCTAACGCGCCGGGCGGGCTTCGGCCCGCCTAACCACCACAAAAGAAGGAGCAACATATGGAACTTGCTATTGGCAAGGCCGACTTCGCGCGCGCGCTTTCCAGCGTCGTCAAAGCGGTTGAAACACGAAATACAATGCCAATCCTGTCTAGCGTTCGGCTGGCCACGGCGCCGGACGGACTGCATATTACGGCAACAGACCTTGACGTTATCGTAACGGACATTGCGCGCGCCGACATCGCGACGCAAGGCGCCGTTTGCGTTGATGCCAAGCTGCTTTCGGCAATCGTTACCAAGTCTGGCGGCGATATCAGCCTTGCGCTGAAAGACGGTACGCTTACCGTCAAATCTGGCCGCTCGAAGTTCACGCTTCAGACACTGCCGGCGGACGATTTTCCGGATTTTCCTGACGCCAAGTATGATGCAACGTTTGACCTCGATATTGCCGCGCTGTTTGCGCCTGTCCTGTTTGCTATGTCGCAGGAGGAAACTAGATATTATCTAAATGGCGTGTTTTTCCGCGGCGGCGAAATCCCGGTTGCGGCGGCAACGGACGGCCATCGCCTGGCGCGCAATTCCGCCGACAGCCTGCCAGAATTTGCCGGCGTTATCGTGCCACGCAAAGTTGCCGGCATGCTTCCGAAGGGCGCTTGCACGGTTTCCGTCTCGGAATCCAAAATCCGCATTGCGCAGGCAGGAATGACGCTAACGTCAAAGCTAGTAGATGGCACGTTTCCGGACTATGAACGCGTTATCCCGAAGTCAAACGATAAGCTCATCACGTTTAACGCCGACGAAATGCGCGCCGCTGCCGGCCGCGTTTCTGTTGTGTCATCCGAACGCGGCCGCGCCGTGCGGCTGGCTTTTGCCGGTGGCGCCGTGACGCTTGACGTTAGCAATCCGGACGGCGGGTCCGCAACCGACGAAATCGCCGTCGGCTATACCGGCGAGCCAATCACTATCGGATTCAATAGCGCGTACCTGGCCGAGCTTGTCGGGCAATTCCCGGCCGGCGAAGTCATGCTTGCGCTTGCCGACAGTGGTTCGCCGGCAATCTTCACGTCGCCGTCCGCCGATGGGCTGCTGGCTGTTTTGATGCCGATGCGGACGTAGGGGGGAATATGATGAAAAAATTTAGCGTTAATTACACGATTTCCGGCCGCGCATCCGCAATTATCATGGCGGAATCCAAGGAGGAAGCGGAGGCCAAGGTTGATGCCGAAGTCAATGCAGACGATTTCGACATGGACCTTGACGAGATTTATTCTGTTGACACCCACATTCAGGAAATGCACCCAGTAACGCGCGGCGGAAAAGAAATCTGGACTACTTACATAATGCCGGACGACGTTCGCGGGCATCGTTCCGCGCTCGATACGGCGCCGCTGTTTGCGGCGGCAGCCAAATGAGCAACCTAACTGGATCGACCCGCTTCAAGACGTTGTTTCTTGAGGGAACCATGTACGTCGTTCTGGAGGTTGAAACGTCTGATGGTTGGCGTCTTGCCACCCCATCAGACGTTCGACAGAAGCCGGTAATCATCGGGAACATAGCATGACACCCATCCCGCGCGCGACAACGCCAACCCTGGCCGCCATTCAGGCGGCCATAGAAGACCACGCCGAAGATTGGGAATCCGTAGGCGTGGCGGCCGGCGATATCGGCACGGAATGCGACCGCGCAATATGGTTGGCTTTCCGCCGCGCGTCCGTTCCGGAGAAAATAGACTGGCGCAAGCGGCGGATATTCGAGCGCGGTAACATCGAGGAAGAGCGCCTGCTTGACCTGTTGCGCGCTATCGGCTGCGAAGTTTGGGGCCAGCAAGACCGCGTGCGCGCCGGCGGCGGACATCTGCGCGGCAAGATCGACGGACTAACCGTCGGGCTGCCGGAAGCGCCCGTTGCGCACCATGTCGTAGAATGCAAGTCATCCAATGCGGCCGGCTTTCGCGATATGGTCAAAAACGGCGTCAAGGAATCCAAGCCGCCGCATTACGCAACGATGCAGTTTTACATGCATCAAAAAGGCTTGGACCGCGCACTTTACATGATGTCGTGCAAGGATACCGAAGACTTGCACATCGAAAGGGTGCGCCTTGACATAGAGGCGGCCACACGCGCGGAAATGCGTATCGAGCGCATCATTGCGTCACCGGAGCCGCCATCGCGCTTGTGCGGCAAGCGTGACGATTTCCGCGGCAAGTTTTGCCGCCAGGCGGAAGTCTGTTGGGGCGAGGTTCTGCCGCGGTCACATTGCCGGTCTTGTCTTCACGCAACGCCGCTACTTGACGGGAACGCTGGCTGGGATTGCGCACGCTGGAATAAGCCGCTGTCGTTGTCCGAGCAGGACGCGGGCTGTGAAGCCCATTTGTACATCCCGCCAATGCTTGCCGACCGCGACCAAATTGAAGTCGATGAAGAAAACGAGACAGTCACGTATAGGCTTGCCGATGGCAGCTTGTGGGTTGATGGCGCAAAGAATGGAGCAACTACATGACACCAGACAACGACAACCGGCCGCAATGGTACGACTACGAGATTTCCGCGCGCATGCCGTTCATGCGCAAGATGGCGAACCGCATGACAACGCCGGACAAGGCAGACGAACTTATCGGCGACACATATGTGCTCGCGTTGAGCCAGTGGAAAAAATACAATCAAGAATTTAAAATAGGTACATGGCTTGTTGTTCTGATGCGCCACGCGAGGCGCGACACGCAACAGAAGGCTGGGCGCAAAATGCGATCCGCTCGCATGGTGTCTATTGATGATTTTGACCGCGGAGTTCCTGCCACGCAAGAAGACTATGTGGAGTTGTCGCAAACAATATCAGCTATCCAAAAAGGACGCGGTGGTGATGTGCTTTTGCGCTACGCGATGGGGGATGAGCTTAAGGAAATTGGAGACGAAACAGGGCTAAGTCGGGAACGCGTCAGGCAGATTAAACAGGCGGCGCTTTCCAAGCTTAACGCGGCGCTTGTGCCGCTTCGCGACCGGGTGGCTGACAATGACAACGAGGCCGCGCGTGAACGGGTGGAGGCGTGATGCGGCTAGTGGTTACTGGCGGGAGGAACTTCACTGACACAAGGCGCATATTTTCGGCGCTTGACGAACTGCATTCCCGCCTTCACATCGCCTTGCTGATTGAGGGAGAGGCGCCAGGTCTTGACACTCGCGCTAGAGTTTGGGCCGTTAGAAACGGAGTCACAGTGCAGCCTTGCCCAGCGCCATGGGACGAAGTTGACCATCCTGATGCTGTAGTGCGCTATACGCGCGGCGGTAAGCCATACGATGCAAGAGCAGGAACGCGCCGCAACCAACAAATGATAGACGACCACAAGCCGGATTATGGTCTCGTGTTTCCGGGTGGATCTGGAACTGCTGACATGCGGTCGCGCATAGTCGCAGCCGGAATCCCATTTGAGGATGTTGAAAATGCTCCAGCTTAGAGATTATCAACGTGCCAGCCTAGACGAGCTTTACGCCTACTGGTCCGAAGGCGGTGGCAACGGCTTGATTGTGCTGCCGACCGGCGCAGGCAAAGCCCTCGTTATTGCCAAGCTTATCGAAGAACTGCTTGCCGACTATCCTGATATGCGGATTGCCAACATTACGCACAGCAAAACGCTAGTCGAGCAAAACTACAGGGAATTTATCGGGCTGGCGCCGTTCGCGCCGGCCGGCATTTATTCTGCTGGGCTTGGTCGACGCGACCACAATGCGCAGGTGCTGTTTGGGGGTATCCAGTCAATCTACAACAAGACTGACGTTCTCGGCCACATTGACCTTGTGATTGTTGACGAGGCACAGGCCATAAGCCGCAAGTCAGACAGCCAGTACGGCGCGTTCTTTGAGGGAGTGCGCGCCGTCAATCCGGACAGCCGTGTTATCGGCCTTACCGCCACAGATTACCGGCTGGATAGCGGCCGACTGACCGAAGGCGACGACCGTCTGTTTGATGATGTGGTCTATGAAATCGGCATCGGTGAGCTTATCGAAAAAGGCTATTTGTCGCCGCTTTCCAGCAAGACCGGAAGCGTGGTTATTGACACCGGAAGCGTCGGAAAGCGCGGCGGCGAGTTCATTGCCGGAGAGCTTGAGCGCGCCGCCGATAAAGATGAAATCACTATCGGCGCGGTGTCGGAAGCCATTTCGCGCGGAGGCGACCGGCGAGCGGCGCTGTTCTTCTGCTCCGGCCAGGACCATAGCGAACACGTCCGCGATGAAATCCGCCGGCAGGGCAGAACGGCGGAAAGTTTGACGAGCCGCGTGCCGCCCGGCGAGCAAGCGCGGATTATACGCGATTTCAAGGCCGGCAATGTTTGGGCGCTGTGTTCGGCCAACATGCTTACGACCGGATTCAATACACCGCACGTTGACCTTATTTCGCTTTTGCGGCCGACAGCGTCAACCGGCTTATATGTCCAGATGCTAGGTCGCGGCACACGCTTGGCGCCAGGCAAAGCCGATTGCCTAGTGCTTGACCATAGCGGCAACGTCGCCCGCCATGGCCCGGTTGACATGGTGCGGCCAAAAATACCGGGCAAAGGCGACGGCACGCCACCGCAAAAGATTTGCCCGCCAGATATCGCCGATATTACGGGAAAGTTTGGGTGCGAAGAAATCCTGCTGATTTCATGCATGACGTGCACATGCTGCGGCTATGTCTTCCCGCCAAACGAGGAGGAAAAAATAACAGCGCGCGCCGACGATGCGCCTGTGCTTTCGACCGAAAAACCGTGGTCCACCGTTACCGGCCGCCGGTTCTGGCATCATCCCGGCAAGCCGGACGCGGCAGGCAAGATGAAGCCGGACACGGTTAAGGTTGCATACACGGTCGGCCTTGGGCGGGTGGTAAATTCGTGGCTTTGCCCGGCGCATCCGGCGGGCGGATTTGCAAAGACAAATGCCGATCGCTGGTGGATATCGCATGGCGGCGCGAGGCCAGCGCCGGCCGATGTGCTTGAGTGGCTTGGCCGCGCTGGCGAACTGCAGGACACGGCCGAAGTGCAACTTAACTACGGGAGAAACCCAAAGTACCCAGATGTGCGTCAATATCGCGTTGCGCCTGTTACGTCGGCGCCGGTTGCTGTAACGACGCGTGCGTCGTTGTCCGCGGCAATGCGCGACGAAGTACCGTTTTAACCTAAATAACCATCTTGACAAATTTGTCATTGTGTGGGAAAAGGTTGGCAGGAAAACTAAAAAGGAGATTATGCATGGAAAGAAGAAGTGATGAACCGGCGTTTCCGAATAAGTACAACAAGGGAATGACGCTGCGTGACTATCTCGCGGCGCATGCCGATATCGCCGGCTTGGAGTTCCCATCCGTAGCAAGCGCGGCTCGCACTCTTGGGATAGATGTCGTTGATGAAACAGACACCAGAGAGATGGTTTATTTTGCAGCTAAAGTGTCGGCCAAGTTGAGCTACATCTACGCCGACGCCATGCTTGCCGCGCGTGGTGCACAATGACCGCCAACCCGCGCGCCGTAATTGGCGGCAACCTGCCGCCGCACCTTGCTGCATTTCAAGCCATCGATGACCTGCTTGACGCGGCCAAAAA